ATTTTGTCTTCTTAATTGTAATGTTGTTGAATAGTGTACCAAAAATAGATACACTTCTTTTAACTGTTTCGTGGTAAAAATGAGTACCGAACATTATGTAACCTCACCGAATGGGTTTGTTTCCGAGAAGTCTAAGTATGTATCTCCCTTAGTTTCAAAGTCTAAGTTCTGTGCATTACCATCATTCGACATTGTCATAATATCTGTAATTGATGCAATCGTTCTAGATGTTCCCGATTCTGCACCAACTAGTGTATCGCCGACTTGAAGTGTTTTAGTGTTATGTACGATATTGAGACTCTCTGTTGCACCAGCCCAATTAGAAACTTCTCCAACACTAACACCACTAAGTGTAACATTTTCATTAATAACGTATGCACCCGAACCACTGTTCATGGCAAGAGCTATGACATAAGCTTGTTTATTTTCAATAACATCAATATTACCAATATCAGTATCAAAGTCTTCTCCACTATACTCAAACAGTTCACACTGTAATTTGAATACGAATAGTTTACCTACTTGATAGAACGGATTTTCATGTTCTACGAATTTGATCTCAAACATTGAACCACTCATAGGGAAGTATATTAAATCCCCTTCGTTTGGTCTAAGTGATGTTGCAAGGTTTGAATCTAATGAGATGAATCTTTCCCAACTTCTTAGGGATAGAACGAATGTTGCTGTGTCTCTGACTTGGACACCAAACTTGGACATAAGGTCTCCATCACCCTCAAATCCTTCTGAATTCTCAATGTACATTTCAACAGAGTATGAATCTCCAAAGGTAGACTGCACGTCTTCACCAAGGATTACATCCTCTTCCATGACTTCTCTAGGTAAATAGAAAGTCTCATGTCCATACATTCTCAAAGACTCAACAATTAAATCCTCGTAAAGATTCTGTTCAGTCTGAACTGCATGGTTAAAGAATACATTGGTTGTCATAAAGTCTAACCCATCATGTCCATAACAGGCATTTCAAAGTTCAATCTAGACTCCTCTTCAAGTCTTAGTATTTCTTCTTGTGCCTCTTGTTTCATTTGCTCCGAGTTGAGTGTAACTCCTCCAGGCAATGCGATACCTGTGAATTTTGCAAGGTTTTCACCCCACTGATATTTTACTAATGCAGTTGCATATTTCTTCAACCACATATCATTATAGATATCTGTCATGTCTGTTGGGTCTAACTTTCTGTAACACTCAATGATTATGTACTCACCTGCTGTAAGTTTGTTTGCATTGTAGTCCATGTAAAGTCTATTACTATGTGTGTTATAACGTATTGGTATCTGACCAACTAACATCTGATTGAGTAATGCAAGGTGTGACTGAACTTGTGAATAGTACATGACACTTGTAGATGTCAAATCCCATAGGTCACCTAGTCTAAGTTGATACTGAATATCAAACATACCCGACTGTTCACCACTTGAAAATGGAAATATGTTAATAACAGAAAGTACATGTTCGGGAAGAGTGAAATAGTTCTGACCTTCTCCGTATGTCTGACTTGCAATTGCTTGTGTTCCACTAGTTGCAGCGTTATGTGTCTCGTTTGTTTTAAACGAATCAATCTCTGCTTGAGTGATTTGATGTTTTAGATAACACTTAATAGAACCATCGTAGTGGTATTCACGGAAATACTGAAGTGCTTCATCAACTCTATCGTCTAGTTGGTCGTCATCGATGTTAATCTCAACGACAGGAGCTCCAAGTTTTCTCTTGATATATTCTTTAAATGTTGATAATGAATTTGGTTGTGCCATAATAGTATTCCTGTTGTAATACTATTTATATGAATTATAAACCTATTCTTGGAAGTATGTCTTAGATTGGAGCCTATCTAACTTTTCATCGATTCTTTCTATAGTACCCATAAGACGATTAAAGTCTAACTCTATTTGGTCTCTTGTTACATACTCTTTTGCTATTTCTTCTCTAGTCTTATTAACTAGTATGTCAAGTCTTTTTTGTTCTGATAACAGACTTCTTATTAGCAAACCTAACGGTGTTAACACCACAGTTAAGAGTAAGTTCCAAATGATATGTGCGTCTAATACTATTTCCATATCATTATTTAGTATTTCTACTTCATTATGGGGTTACCATTCACATCTAAATCGAAAACAAATTCATCGGGATTAAAATTTTTAACAACTCCAAGGTTGGCTGTATTATTTTTATAGTCCATAGTTATGTTGAATGATATACTGTATCTCTCTTTATGAGTTGGGTTGGGTTCTACCATATGCATTGCACCACTTGGAAATAGAATCAATTCTCCACTCCTTGGTTCAAAACCCTTAGATGTTGGGGTTCTATCGCTGTTTGGAAAATCTGCAACAACCTTTGTATCAGTTTCTATCATTTGGAGTTGACCTTCATCTCCGTCTGCTTGTATATAAAAGACACCACTATACCAACATCCGTTATGTAGATGTGGCATATTCCATGCAAGATGGTCATTGATATTTGCCCATGAGTTACTTATACCAACCACTGCAGTTTTAGGGTCTAGTCCATGAAAGGGTAATACTTCGTCATTGAATAGTGCAATTATTCTATTAATCAATTTGGTAAAGGCTGGATGTCTTTCACAACCATCATGTGATTGCCAACCAGTGTACTGATTAGAGAAACTTCTTCCAACTGGGTCTGTCCTTCTCATTGCATCCATTTCACTAACCAACTGGTCTAGATACTGTTGTTCAACACCACGAGATTCACACAGTCCTTCTTGTAGAAGGTTTCTATGGAATAGTAATGTTGGGAATAATAATCTAACTGCCATCTTGGTCTCCAAAGTCCATTTCTAATTGTGTCTCTGTAGGTTGTTCAAACTCTACTTTCATCTTACCAGTCTTTGGGTCAAAGGGACACTCATCGGGTGTTGTATCCTCTTTAAAAAACTGTCCTTTTGAATGCCACATATGTGATTTCTTATAGTTACTGGTACTTTTTAGAGTTTCTTTAAACCCACTCTCCCTATTTAACTGTTCAATTGTTACATCATCATTATCTGATAAACGGTCTGAGGTATTTTTTATATACGACTCATGTGTCTTCACTGAATATGTTGCAACCCACTCTTCTCTTTGGAAAGGTATGATTTGACATAGAGGAGTTCCCTTTTTTATAATAAAGTCGTGGTCTACTTTGGGATAGAATATGATTTGTGCATTGTCATAATTCAATTTAAAACTATCTGTATCTATTATTCCCTGCCATGTTGCAAAGTAATCATTCTGAAATAGAAAGGGGTCTAGATAGAAACAGGAATATCCTTTTGGAGTTGATATGTTCCAAGGATTTCTCATTTTGAATGCATCCTTTACAGGCCCACCAGTTCCTAGATAATCAAACCCATCTAATGTTTGGTGTGATGGATGTGTTGCAGAAGCCATACCACCATCAGCCCATTTTTTAAAGTTGGGGTCAACTGCCATGAACTTTTTATCATCCGAATCTGTTTTATTGTATCCCGATTTAATATAAAAATCTCTATTTGCAAGAAGTAACCAACCAGTCTTTAACCAATCGTCCATAGCAGGACATGACCTTATAGTTTTATTTGGCATTCCTTGATTCAAATCTCCCACTTTCATTTTTTTCCACCAATCGGGTGTTAATGATTTTGCAAGGACAGGTTTGAAATCCTGTAATGTTTGTGTATTATAGGTATGAAAGTCTATCGTTGGCATCGTAATTTTCCTCTGTGTGTGTAAGTCTCACTTCATCACCACGAACGACTAGAGACCTCCTATCCATATATCTTGCAGAAGGATTTGGCGCATCTGCACCATGTGGTATTCTCCCATCAAACATAATCAATCTATTAGGCTTGAATTCTATTTCTGCAATTTGATGATTTTTAATATGGTCATCACGTCCATCCAATCCTTGTTGCGGAGAATCGTATATTCTTAATGCACCACCCCATGTAGGATTCCAAAATGTATTTGGGTAATATAAAAAAGAAAGATTCCATTCATCTTCTTTGGCACAATCTGCGTGAGTTGTTCCGTGTAATCCTTGAGTTTGTGAATTAAGACCAGCATACTGAAATCTAACCCACTTAAAACCAAATTCAGTTTGTAGTCTTCTGTTAAGATATTTTGTAAATTTGACATCTAAAGGATTGACATCATCGTCTGTTGCATAGTTTTCTCTGAACAAACTTCCTCCCCAAAAACTATGATGAGGCAAACCAGTAGATGAACCACTTCTCACCTCATTGGTCTTTGCCCAAAAATTAGTCATTCTAAGTTGTTGGTCATAATGTTGTTGCAATTCTGAACATAACCAATTATCTAAGACATAGATGTCTTTTAGAGGAAGGTCATCAATCTTAAATGGTTCGTCAATAAAGACAACTTTTGGAACATACTCCATAAAACCTATCTATTTGTATCAGGTAGTGTGTTTGATAAAGGTATATAACTTTCGTATACACCAAACTCTTTAAGATGGTCTTCACGAGTTGCATGTATTTCTCCACACACCTCATCAAAGACTACAAATATTGCATCTCCATACTCCATTACTCGTCTTGCATTAGACCTGTATGGGTGATTAGAACCCTCTCTTCCAGCAAATACAACTTCATTTAAGTCGTCAAAACCTAAAGATTTATGAAAGTCATCTAATCTATCTCTACAAACATGTCCTAAATCATTTGTATATTGACCAGCTAATGTAACTCCAACTGGTGGTTCTGAGTTTGAAATATACATTTCAATCATTTCAACTTCTGCGTCTGTAAGTTGAGTGTGTACTTGTGAATCAAAATTTCCTTTACTGTCGTCCCATTTTTCTACTTTGACCTCTATGTCATCGTAAATCAAAACTTCATAGTCAAATCCCAACTCAGGTTTATCTACATTTTCAAATTCATAACTGAGCCCTGATGGTTTTCTAACCCATAGTTTATTTTCTTCAGTGTATACTAGTGCATTTTTCATAATTTCTCCTAATTAATTTACCTTACTATCACGAATTTGTGTAGAGGTTTTTGTA